TTTCCGTCAACAACCCGATGCACAGAGAAAAATTGCTGCATGTCTCACCGTAAGGCAAGAACATGCAGCTGTCTACAGCACTTTTTAGAACGGAACTTTATCATCCGTTGCTGGTGCAAGTTTCTTGATTGCAGTAACAAGCCATTTCACTTGGTCGCGCAGTTGTCGCAGCTCATGGGCAATCAACAGCGACTGTCCAGCCGGGGTTGCTACTACAACTTGGTACTGTTCCGAGTACGTTGTCAGCGCCTCACCTTCACGCAGAAGTGCTTCTTGTTCCCATTCCGCTTTGGACTTTTTAGGGTAGTTCATTACTGGATCCTTTTTATAGGTTGTTTGTCTAGCAGGGCCGAAATGTGCGCGTTCGTAGCCTCAAACTGATCTACGGTTTTGCGCGCCTCCAGCCGTTGCCGAAACTGAGCCCTGATAACTCCGATGTTTTCCGAATTACTGCAAGCCAATTCACGCAAGCCGGTGGTGCCACCGATTGCCCGCAAGGCTTCAGGGGGAAGTTTTGCGCCCTCCTCCTCGGCGTAATAGGTGCTACGTTGCGCTGCAGCTAACACCCTATCCCAGAGGGTACCCCAGTCAGACTTAACGCCCTCACGGGCCTCTAGGACGGTTTGGTTTAGTTCCCCAACCGATGGCGGGAATTGACCTCCCTTGGAGAGCAACACTGCTACCGCTCGTTGGATCTCGTCAAACGTTGCATGGCCCAAGACCAGCATCCACAACTTCACTCTTGGTTCGTCAATAAGAACCTTATTGCCGTATTCAGCCCTCAATACAGCTAAGATTTGTCGTATATGTACTTCATTTACCATTTTCTTTGTCTCCTTTAAAGATTTACTATTGACAAGGGTTTTAATCTCCCCCCTAATACCCCTACCCCCAAAACACCCCCCTTAAACGCTCGCTTCGCTCGCTCTCTTGTTTCCCGCAATGCATCGCAGCTGAACTGCTCTTGCATTGCATTTCTAATGTTATTAAAATTTTCCCCTTTTATTTTTACCAAGCTATTCGCTTGGTCAATGTTATTAAAGTTTTGAGTAAACATTTTTGAGTTACCTAATCTGCTTGAACCCTTGGTCAGGTTGTCTCGCACCTTCAATGGTGCGGTAAAAAGTTAAGTTGGTAACTGACTTAAGACAGCCTACGCACAAGTTGTGGCTTGGTAAAAATTCATGCTAGAATTGGTTTGTGTCTCCCCCGACTAGTCATCGGGATGGCCCCGCCCACAGCGTAAAAACTGTGAGCGGGGTTTTTTTATGACAATTTCGCGAGTAGGTAGTCGCGCATAGCCTGATCGCACCAAGCCTGAATATCTTTAGCGTCAGACAACGGAACAATAAAAACCAAAGCCCCTTTAGGTAGGTTTGGCGCAACAGTTGGAATGGTTGGTTTTACAACCTTAACTGGTGCTTTTGCTTTCACTTTGCCAAGTAAACGCTGCCTGCGTTTGTAACTTTTTGCACTCATTTTGGCACAACACTTTTTGCAATAAGGTTGATAGCCATCTTCGCTTTTTGTCTTTTTGCTAAACAAAGATATGGGGTTGGTTTGATTACATTTTCCACACAGTTTTGTTTCCATCATGTCTCCTTTTAGTCATTACTCATTCACAAACAATTCTTCCATACAGCTCTGCAGCCAAAGAATCCCGTCAAGTTGGCCCTTTTCAAACTCACTTGACCGCATTTCTTTGTTGCCAGCAGTGACAATGCCAACTAGCCGACGTACCTCACTGTCTAAATGGCGCTTAAGGCCCTTAGCACCCGCAAGGTAGGCCCGTTCCATGCGCCGACGATCGGTAGCATGGTTTAGGGGTACTTCAGGCGTTAGCGTGGATTCTGCGGCTTCTTGCTCAATCTTCGTTTTCAAAGTTCACCCAATTTTTAAGTGCTTCATCCAAAGCCATTTTCAGGTTTTTGTTTTCAGTTTTAGCCACTGCCTTAAACTGTTTCAAAACCTCAATCTGAACGTGACATGACCACCGCCGCCAACCTGGAAGCGGTATGTCATGTCCCTTTCTACGGCTTCTTTTTTTTTTGTTTTCCACAACTAATCCACAATACAACTCGTGAGTTTCTCAAGCCTTATGGGACATTCCCACAGGTTATCCCCAACCTGTTTGCAGCTTGAGGCGTTCAGGTAAGCTTCAGCGATCTGCAGTTTTTCGTCCGCTAACCCAGAAACGTCATACTTGGTTTTCTTGGCCTTGCTGCCAGCCTTTAGTGGAGCACCCTCCCAAGGCAATTCATCGTTCTGGCTCTTAACCTCACCTGTTTCCCGATCCACTTGAACCGTCTCAGTCGCAGATACAGGAACAGAAACGATAGACTTGACGTTATGACTAGAAAACTCATTTGGCATTTCCTCCTGGGTATAAAGACCGCCTAACTCTTGAATGAACGCTTCCCGAATGGCTAATGACTTAGCGCATTTGCTAAGCATAACCGTCGGCATTTGCTTCCAGATCGGACTTGGCTTGGCGTATTCCGACCAATACGCCGTAGCCACCGATGGATATTTTCTATCCTTGCGATGAACCTTCACAGTACAAGCCATGAGGGTTTTACCGTCCCATTCGTAGCTCACTTCCATCCCGTCAAATTGGGGATGAGAATTTGCAATCCGCAAGAACCCGTTGATGCCCGTCATAAGCTGCAGCCGACCGCCAGCCTTGATAGCCCAAACTTCTTTCGTTGCAGGGTTAAGACCAGTGGACTTACAAATTTCGGCAAACAGTAAAAACTCTGCATCCGTCAGGCCAGGCGCTACCGTGTTTCGCAGCGCATGCAACATTTCCTGGTTGTTGTTTATCGTCACTTCTTTGGTCATTTTGTCTCCTTTTGTTTTGGGCTTTTGCCCGATGTAGTTGCCAGTATACTTTGGCTGTACACTGGCACAAGTGGTATTCTCACTTTTCCGAATTTTGAAACGAAAAAAACTAAAAAATTTTTGGTGGGACTATGGAAAAAATAGGTTGGTTTCCGTGAATTTAAAAAATGCCTTTAGCCTACTACGCAATAATTGCATAGTGCTATGCAAAGTTTGCATAGGTGAACACGAACGGCGTTTTGTCATGCATAAAGCATGCCAAGCCTCGCCCGGTAGGTGATTCACCGAGTGATACACGTTCAACGTTGCGGGTTTAACCTACGCCATGTTTACCCCCTTTATTTTGCTAGCCTTGCCGCTACTTACGGCAAAAAATTCAGGCTTGGTCCCTGCATAGGTTGCCCCAGCGCATCATTCGGAAGAATTGATGTCACAGTGCGCTTATAGGTGTGGTTGGGATCTCCCAAGCTCTTTCGTAACCAGTCCGTAGACTCCCTCTCTGTCGTCACTACGCTGTAACCTGTACCCCAAGGACCAGCATAACGCCCTTGCGGTATTGGTATTGCAGGTCCAAAGGGCGGTGCTACTGGAACTACTGCCCCAGCATACGGGTCAACATATGGGTCAACGTATGGGTTAACAGGTCCGAGACTGCCAAGTCTCCCCAGACTTCCGACCCCGTTAGCCGCAAGGTATGCCGCGGCGCTCTGTACTTGAGCGTGCGCATTGCTAGCGCATACTAGTAATATGGTGAGTGTAATGTATCGCATGTAAGTATCTCCGATGTGAATCGGCACCATGCCGATCATCCACGCCCCCTTAGGAGCGTGTGTGATCTACACGGGCGCAACTTGGATACGATTGTTGCGCACTGTAAAGATACTGTGTGTGCCGTCACGGTGCTCTACAATTAATGTGTACGCGCCGCCCCTACCTCTCGCCCAGTCTCGCAACGTTGCCAAACTGGCGAAATTGCAAGAATCAAACACAAGCCCCTGAGAGTTGCGTAACAGCGCATGATACTTGGCAGTTATTAACATATATGCCTCCTAGTCAAATCGGCACCATGCCGACCATGCACACCCCCTCAGGAGCGTGGCTGGTCTACACGTTGATTACAGCGCGAACAAAAGAATGGCTAACGGATAGGCGAGCACGATCAGCAAAGTTAGGCCGATGGCCTCGTGCAGTGTTTCGTTCATAACTACATGCCTCCTTGCTCTACCAGTTTGTGTGCAACTAATTGGTGGCTGGGCTTCCTTGCAAATCTACCCCGCTGGTCTCTGCCATTGTCTACTGCGTACGTGTACTCAGTAGTTGAATACCATTGCCGATATTTGCCGCAACAATATACGTGACGGCGATTGTAGCCAGGATTGAGTAACGTACGCCCACACGCAACGCATGAGCATGAGAGTTTGTTAATTATTGTTTGTTCAGTTGTCATTGTGTCTCCTAGTCTTACTCGTTAGTGTCTAAAAATACTGCATCATCCATTTCATCTTCGGGCGTGCTAGCACAATCCAAAAGCGGTAGCTGAAAAAAACAACTATCATTTTCCCAAGTAATCCATCCTCCATTCGTTTCTGCTACCGTGTCTAATGCTTCATAAAATGCCTCATCACGACGGATATCTGACCTCCCAGTATAAATTTTTCCAGTTGGCCTCATATTTAGTTTGATTACTAGTATTCCGATTGTCGTTCCAAGCCATGCTTGCCCATATTTATCGCCCGCTTCGTTAACTTGCATGTTACTTTCTGCGGTAGTTAATAACTCATTCCAGTCCCATCTTCGGATTTCTGTAACGTAATGCGTAACGAGAATAGCGTGCGAATTAAATTTTGTTGTAGTTGTCATGATTGTGTCTCCTAGTCTTCATCGGTTAGTCGGTTATTGCTCAGAGTAACGTGCGAGTTTAGCCGGGTTCTGATCGTACACGTTGAACAAATCAACGTTGTCAACAAACTCGTTGAACTCAGTTAGCGTCACAAGTTTCATTGTGCGCCAGCGGCCGTGCTGATAGCGGCACTGAATTGCTGCTACTGATTCGTTCGCGAGCACGCGATAGCTATAGCCAGCGAAGGCTGATTCGTTGCGAAAAATTTCTGTTTTACGTGTCATGATTGTGTCTCCTTGCTAGTCGGTTAGTTGGTTACAGCTGAACGGGCGTTAGCCCGGTGGAGCGCGCGTTCTCTATTACGTGTTGGGGGACTGTCACAACGTTGAACGTGTGGTTCTCCTTTAATAACGTGCTGACATAGAACGTAATGTGCTTGCTAGTTGTAACGCTGAATTTGCGTTCAGTACGATACAGTGTTGAACCTGTGAATACCGCTACTGGCGTTTGATATGAGACAAGGATGCGTAATCCGTTGTTGTCTATCTCTGTGAGTTGTTTAGCTCCGAACTTGCGTACCATGATTGTGTCTCCTATTTGTTACATCAGCTAGTCAGTGCCGATGATCAAAGTATGGCACGAGGAGGGGTGGCTGTATACTGGCAATGTGAGAATATTTTCTGGCGTATGAGATGGCAAGGTTATACCGTAAGGGTGTGGGCGCACTTATCATGACAGAAAAGGTAATGAAACAGGGTCTGACAGCTCGCAGGATACGCGAGGAGAGGCGAACGGTAGGCGTACTATATAGACTGGTACGTGGTCGCATGGGCCTCTCACAGCGCGACATGGGGCGTTTGCTGGGGGTGTCTCGTGACGCAATTATGCAACGAGAGAAAACTAAGAGGACCTATAGCTTGGAGGAGTTGGTATCCCTGCAACAACTCACGCAATTCACAGATGCCGAATGGTGGGATATGATCAAGGAAGTAGCTAAGTCCTAGTAATCATTACATGCCACACCTTAACCCCATGATATCGCTAGCCTTATCTTACTTTACGAGAACAAGATAACTAGTGAAGTATAACTTATTGATTATATTTATTTTCTTGGCCGCTTCGCCCCGCCGCCTAGCAGGATGTATATGTTAGTTGTTAAGGGGTTGAATGTATTAGCCTATGCGAGTTTCTGGGCTCCCAGCACCGTTTTCCATTTCAATTTCAATTTGAAAACAGTGGCGCGAGTAGAAGCGGCGGCATCTATCCTCCCATATAAAAATCCCCAACCTTTAACTAAACACAGTTATGACTGACAAAACGGATATCCCTACCCAAGAAAGTGATTCTGCGATTAAGCCAGAGGTTGTGGTTGAGGCTGGTGTTGAGGAAAAAAATTTATCGCCCAAAGTTTACTCTATGCCACCTCCGAGGGAGCAGCGGCGCAAGGATTATAGCAATCAGGTGTATGTTAAGGACCCTGAGATTATGGGGGCTGTGGAGCGGTTAGCGCGGCTAGGCTTGAGTAAAAATGCGGTGAGTATTGCTTGTAGGATTACGCCAGCGCAGTTAACGGCGCACTACCTGGAGGAGTATGGGAAGGGCCAAGCGGGGATGCAGGAGGTTGTTGCTAGGGGGTTGATGGACCAGGCCCTGGCGGGGAACCCGCAGGTGTTGATGTACTTGGGCAAGAGTAAGTTGGGTTGGACTGAGGCTAATGTGGTTGAGCATGTAGGGGAGATACGAGCGGTTGTTAGTGCCAAGCCGCTTAGTCGGGAAGAGTTTGAGCAGCGTTATTTGAGGAAAGATGACGATGGAGAACTTTGATTATCATCATTTGCGGGATGAGTATTTGGGTAAGTTAAACATTCCCAGCCCTATTTTGTATTGGCTGGACGTTCGGGAGATAGCGCCGAAACCTTTTCGGGAAGTGTTGATTACGGGTCCTTCGCAGAAACATGCGGTCGCGTATTTGGACAGCATGGACAAGTGTTGGGTGTCTGGCGAGCAGCGGATTGGGTTTAATGCTATGCCGCATTGGATGCATTTACCTAGAAGCCCATTGTATGAAGAAGAAGCGCAAAAGCGTTAGGTTGGCGGTGCCTGTTGATGTGTTTTACCGCTGTCCGAAGTGTAATTGGGTAGGGTATTGTGTAACGGATAGGTTTTACCTGCAGTGTGGCCAATGCAAGAGGGTATTTGGCTGGAGGGGTAGGGGTAGAACTGTGACTAAGGAGACATATGACAAGCGATACCAAGTTGGAATGGACTAGTGTTTGGGATGCCCTACCGGAGACGGATGAGGATATTCTTTGGGGCAATCCGCATAGCGGGATTGTGATTGTAGCGCCGTACAATCGTAAGTTTAGTGGTGAGTTGGGCGAGCAGTATTTTACGCATTGGATGGTTGTGCCTGAGATGCCAAAAAATGCTAAGGAGTAGTTGCGGCTGGTTGTCTAGTGGTGGGCGTTTTTGCTGTTTCCTGCCCCGGTAGGCATTTGTTGAAAACTGAAGATTAACAGCGTCAAGTTTCGGACAGCCGCACAATGAAAACGCATGCTCAATTCATTCAGGAGTTGCAAGCGTCTCAAACATACGTCAATGCGGTAGCCTCATGGATGGCAATGCACGATTGTGATGTAGTTATTAAGCCTACCTTAATAGCTCCCAGCACAGAAGTTAGGCATGAATACATTGATAGCGGCGACATTGAAATACGTCAGCGGGTGGAAGTAAAACACAGAAGTATTGGCTTTACTTGTGCAGAGGATTATCCCTATCCAACTATTATCGTTGATGAAGTGCATAAGGTAGATCGCATCCCAAGGGGTCAACTTTGGGGGTATGTCATAGTAAATGAGGCGGGCACGCATGTTTGTTGTTTGCGTGCGGATACTAAAAGGCGTTGGACGATTCAACGTAAGCATGACAAGAAAGAAGGAGCAGAACGCGCATTTTATGTGTGCCCGGTAGCAATTGGGATGTTTTGTGCTTTGCCTGCAAAAGTAATCAATGAGCATTGATGAGCGGGTTATCTGGAGTCCCCAGCCTGGCCCACAGGAGATGCTGGTTAATTGCCCTATTACCCTCATTGGTTATGGCGGGGCCAGAGGCGGGGGCAAGACCGATGGGGTGTTAGGTAAGATTGCCGTGGACCAGGAAAGGTACGGCGAGAACTTTAACGCTATTTTCTTCCGTAAAGAACTACCTCAAGCCGATGATTTAATAGAACGAGCCAAGCAAATTTACCTTCCGCTTAGGGCGCACTGGCAGGACCAAAAGAAGCAGTTTACGTTTCCCAACGGGGCACGGTTACGGTTTAGACCGCTAGGCGATGATGGGGATGCCGAGAAGTACCAAGGGCAAAACCTCAGCATGGCTTGTGTGGAGGAAGCTGGAAACTTTGCGGATCCAAGTCCTATTTATAAGCTGTTTGGAGCTTTGCGCGGCAAGGGTAATCCACAGGTCATTCTTACGTTCAATCCTGGCGGTGTGGGGCATCACTGGCTAAAGGAGTTATTCATTAGACCAGCCCCAGCAGGTAAGAAGGTTTTAACCAAGACCTTACCCAACAATGATGCGTTTCAGTACATCTACATCCCCTCAAAAATTGCTGACAATCAAATACTGTTGGCGCAGGATCCCGGTTATGTAAGCCGCCTACATATGGTGGGTAGTCCTGAGCTAGTGCGGGCATGGTTGGAGGGGGATTGGGAGATACATGAAGGGTCTTACTTTCCAGAGTTTAGTAGCCGCCATATCGTCCCTGCTTTTAATATCCCTAAGCATTGGCCTCGTTATCTCGGTTATGATTGGGGCTACCGTAGTCCTTTTGCCGCTGTGTGGGGGGCTGTTAGTAGCGGACGCGATGACAAAGGCAATGAGGTGCCTTACCCAAAAGGGGCTATGGTCATCTACCGGGAGATGCACGGAAAGGGAGTTGATAACGTCACCCAAGCCACCCGAATTGCAGCCGCTTCAATTGGTGAAACCGTCCACGCCGCAGCCGATCCAAGCATTTTCAATACCCAAGGAGGACCAAGCATAGCTGACCAATTTCATGCTGTGTTTGCAAAATACAAGCACCCTAGCTTTAGACATGCCGACAATGACAGGCAGTCCGGGTGGTCCCAGATCAGACAACGGTTGGTTGCAAAGCCAGCCTTGCTGTATATTACGACTCAGTGTCCCTATCTGCTTGAAACTTTACCGGCACTAGCAATTGATAAGCGGCATCCAGAAGATGCGGATTCTACAGGGGAGGATCATGCTTGTGATGCTTTACGGTATTTGTGCAAGGAACGGCTGATTGATAGCAGTTGGGAACAACCCGCTGAGATTATGAACAAGGGCATAGTAAAGTTGCAGGCATACATTGCCCAAGTTAGGGCCGAACAGACCAGAGCAAAAATATGAAAATAAAGCCATTAGTAGAACGATTTAGCGGCGCATACTGGAAGAGTGAGATCGGAAAGGCAGAGGAGCGCAGCAAGAAATTCGTTGAAATGGCAGAAGAGTCTATTCGTGTTTACAACGCGCAAAAGCAGGTTGGGATTCTGAATGATACTGAACGACGACTTAACAGTTGGTGGTATTGTGTTAATACTCTTTTGCCTGCTTACTATTCGTCCACCCCGAAAGCGGAAGTAGACCTTCGCAAGCGTGCTGGTGGAGTTATTGAGGAAATTAGTGCAGTGCTGCTTGAGCGAAACATTCAGTACAGTATGGATGTTTCCTTCCCTTTTGACGCAGTAGGTTACAATGCTGCTTTACAGTTTCTACTTACTGGCCGCGCCGTTCTTTGGGCCAGGTATGACGCTGAGATTTACGATGAGACTATTGAAATCGCTTTGTTCCAAGCACCTGATGGCAGTCTGATTGATGACAAGGGCCAGCCGTTTACTGGCGATACTAGCCAAGCCAAGCCGGGTACGGGTGGGCTGGTGATTGTTCCCGTAACTACCCCAGTAAAAAATGAGGAGTACGCTACCCTGGATGTTATCCAGTACAATGATTACCTCTGCAGTGATGCGCGCAACGAGATGGAGGTTGAGTGGCGTGCAAGGCGGGCTTTCCTAACTCGTCCTCAAGCAGAGGATATGTTTGGCTCGGACATTTCGGATGATTTAACCTACGATTCGTTTCCCGACCGTAACAAGAAAGATTGGAACCGGGACGATTCCAAGTATGAGGGAAAAGCCGAGCTATACGAGATTTGGTGCGAGGAGAGTGAAAAGGTTTACTGGCTTCACAAGAATAGCGACAAGAGCGTAATTTACTCATCTGAGCCGCCCATTGATTTTGAGAACTTCTATCCCTGCAGCATTATCGCTCAAAGCACTGACCCTGACAGCGTTCTACCTGTTTCAGACTATGCCCATGTAAAGGATCAGATCCTTGAGGTTGAGCGGCTTACTACCCGTATTCATGCCGTTACTCAAGCAATTCGTACCAATTCAGTGTACGATGCAACGCTTGGTAACAGCATGGAACAGTTGATGCAGGGGGATCTTAAAATGATTCCGCTGATGAACTGGCCTAGCTACAAGAGCCGTGGCGGGTTAGCTGCTGGTGTTGATACAATGGATATCACGCCATATGTAAATGCACTGCAAACGCTGCAAGCTGCTAGAGAGACTGCACTAAACCAGCTGTACGAAACCCTGAAGGTATCTGACCTTTTGCGCGGCACTAGCGAGCAATATAAATCTGCTACTGCTAACCGCCTAGAGAACGCTTGGTCATCACTTGGTTTGATCGTTCGCCAAAACATGTTTGCCAAGTTTGTTAGTGATGGCATTGCCAGATTAGGTGAGATCATTGCGACTCAGTTTGAGCCGGAACTAATTTTTGAGGTCGGAGATGTGGACCGTTTGTTGGTTCCACTACTGCCAGAACCACAGCCTGTCCCAGAGCCTCCTCCCGCTCCAGAGGAAGGGATGCCGATGGAACAGGCCCCTCCAATGCCGCCGCCGCCACCGGATCCAGCTATTCTCATGGCTGGACTAAAGCAGCAGATCATTAACCTTTTCCGTAGCGATGATCGCCTGACATACCGCATACAAATTGCTAGTGACAGCATGGTTGCAATAGACCAGATGCAGCAGCAAGTTGAGGGTTCGCAGATGATGCAAACCTGCGGGGACTTTTTTAATCAAATGCGTGGCTTGATTGAACAGTACCCGCCGTTGCTTGGGTTTAGCATTGAGTTGTTTCAAAACGTAATTAAACGTTTCAAGAGTGGAAAGGAACTAGATGGCATCTTTACCAAAGCATTTGCCCAAATCGGTGAAATCCTGCAAGCCCGCGAAGAAGCAGCTAAGCAACCGCCTCCCCCGGACCCAGTGCAGCAAGAAATGCAAGCTCGTATGCAAATCGCGCAAATGGAGTCTCAAGCACGTATTCAAGCTACTCAAATGCAAATGCAGGATGCTGCTCAAAAGAATCAGCTTGCGGCAGCCGATCAGCAAATGAAGATGCAGCGAGCACAACTTGATGCCCAGCTTGCTATTCAAAAGCAGCAGTTTGAAGAGTACATGGGCCAGCAGGAATTAGCCATTAAGCAGCAGGAAGTACAAATTAAGGGAAGCAATGTACAGGCTGACGTTCTTAAGATTCAGGCAATGACTGAATCGGAACAGGCCAAGCATAACATTCAGATGGAAGCTAACCGCATGAGCCAGATTTTGGATCTGCAAAAGCTAGAGCTTGAGCAGATGCGAATTCGGATGAGCGAGTCGGAAAAGCTGATGGAGGAGCGGCGACTGTCTGCAGAGAATGAGATTGAGCGATTGCGCGTTTCTATGGACACCATTCGTACTATGTCACAGCCCCAAGCCACTACTCCAGCAACACCAATAGTCATTAACAATGTTATTCCGAAACGTGCTAAACGTGTTGGGCGCGTAACAATGGATGAGTTGGGCAATCCCAGCATTGAGATGAACGACATGGATGAGGAAAGCTAGCCGTGACGGACAATGTAACGGTTTCCAATTCTGCTATCAGCGACAATCCTGACATTCCTGTTAGGACTACTCAGACGGCAGACAATAAGCATATTCAGCACATGCGCCTGGATATTGGCGATGGTGCTGCTGAATCGTTGGTGTCAGACCTCAACCCATTGCCAGTGAGTGGAACATTCACCCTCAATCCTGCTGGCCTTGCAACAGAAGCAAAGCAAACTGTTGGGAATACCAGCCTTTCAAATCTTGATGCAAAGACAACCGCTTGCAATACCGGCGCGGTAACTATCTCTACTGCGCTTCCAGCCGGGAATAACAACATCGGCGATATTGATGTTGCTACGCTGCCAAGCGTAACTCTTGCAAGCCAAACCAATCCATTTAGCAGTGCTATTCCAGTGTCCGACAATGGGGGAAGCATTACGGTTGATGGTACGGTTACTATTGGAACAGCCTTGCCAGCGGGAACTAATAACATTGGCGACGTTGATGTACTGACGCTTCCAAGTGTAACTTTAGCATCTCAAGGTAATCCATTTAGTTCAGCAATCCCTGTATCCGACAACGGGGGAAGCATCACCGTTGATGGCACTGTAGCGGCGACGCAAAGCGGCACTTGGTCGGTAGCGACTGCTACCTATTCATCCAGTGCTGTATCAAGTGTCACATCGGCAGCTACGAACACGGTACTTTTAGCTTCCAACGCCTCGCGTCGCCAGGCGGTACTTTACAACGACTGCGATAAGACGGTCTATGTGAAGCTCGGAAGTACAGCCAGCAGCACTAGCTTTTCCTATCGGTTACAGCCTAACCAAACGCTGGAATTGCCTACTCCCGTTTATACGGGTGCCATTGATGGCATTTGGGATAGCTCGCCAACAGGTAGCATGCGCGTGACGGAGATCACCTAATGCCAGTTTTTGGCGGCGAATTGCCAATAGGGGCTGGCTTGTTGTGGTATTCCAATACCGCACCTGCATCGTTTTATATCTGCGATGGAACAAGCCTAAGCCGTACAACACATGTTAAGTTGTTTGCGATTTTGGGAACAACCTACGGCGCGGTTGATGGCTCAAGTTTTAGCCTGCCTGATTTGCGGCAACGGTTTCCAATTGGCAAAGCTGCTAGCGGTACTGGCAATACCTTGGCAGATAGTGGCGGTGCAATTGACCATGCTCATACATCTGCTAGCCATACTCATACCGTACCAGCTCATTATCACGGCTTAGGTACTGGCGCTGATTTAGCTGTTACAAACTCTCCCAGTGGCTACAGCGCATGGGGTGGATCTGTTACTACAACAGCGCCGAAAGGTGATACTGCAGCTGCAAGTTATACTGCCCCAACTATCAGTGGACGCATTGGATTAGTTACCGGGGGTGTTGATGGTAACGCTGCAATGACATCTGGCAGCACCACACCAAGCGATACAGGGACGGCCAACCCTCCTTACCTTGTTGTTAACTACATCATTAAGTATCAATGAGTTTGATTCTATTATTAAACCCCAAGCAATATGGCGGTGCAGTAGTTGTTACTGACACCTCCGACATTCTTGACGTTTATAGGAAGCGACGAAACAAACGGGAAGAGGAGTTATACGAGGAACAGTTAGCTGCAAAAATACTGTCTGAACGGCAGGCAAAGGTGGAGCTTCCAAAGAATTTGGACAAAGCCCGGTTTGCTACAACGTTACGCAGCAAGCTGGACAATACGCAGGTTACGGATAAGAAGCGAAAGCAAATACGAATGATATTGTTGCTGTTAGCTATGGATGATTATGAGTAAGTATAAATTGTTTCAATGGTGCCCCATTCAACTTAAGGTTGTTCCAATTGAGGAAGTACAGCGTCGGGTACAATCTAATGCGCGGGATTTGTTCATTCAAGATGAAATGGAACCAACCCGCAATCCACTAAACCCAAAGGAAATATACACAAGCAAAGCTAAACTGCGAGAAGCATACAAAGCTGCAGGAGCGGTAGAAATTGGGGATGCGTATGATCGGGGCTACGATCCAGAAAAGGGATCGGAGCGTCGCCAAAGTGAGTTAGTTAAACGAGTAATGAGCCAAGTGAGGGATAGGCTAAATGGATAACACTGAAAACAATAACCAGGACGAAACCACTAATACTGAGGTTACTACTGAGCGGACTCAAGAGCCGCTTAGTTTTGGACGTGCTTTAAAACAGAATTTTAAGGCAGAAGACGAGCAAGCGGCAGCTGGCAAGATGGATGTTCCAGAGGGAGCTGAGGAGGCTTCGTCAAAAGAAACGTCCCTAGAAGCTACAGCAACCCCCGCAGCCGAGGTGGTGCAGCTTGTTCCACCTGCTGACATGAATAAGGCAGAAAAGGATGCGTTCCTGAATCCAAGCACTGCCAATGCCCATGTCTTGCAGCAGTATTTGAACCGTAGAGCTTACGAAACCCGCAGCGATTACCAGCGCCGGGTGCAGGAAGTAGAGGACCTTAAAAAGCAAACCAGTGGTGTGTTTGATGCGATCAAGCAGTACGAGGATGATTACGCCAAGCAGGGTATTACCATTAGCGATGTTGCTAGGCGAAGTATCGCCTGGGATCGTGCAATGCAGAAGGACCCCTACGCAACGGCGGTTGAGTGGCTCAATGCTTATGGTCTATCCGTCAACGATTTGATTCAGCAACCAGAGCAGAATGGGTACAATCAGCCGCCTGTTGATTACCTCACTCGTGCGGATGCGGAGCGTATTGCAGATGAAAAGCTACAGGCAGCACACCAAGCGCAAGAACAAAAAGCCGTTGCCTACTACAATGAGCGAGTTGTAGAATCGTTTATAAAGAGCAAACCACTGTTTAGGGACCCCGAAACAGCTTCGCAGTTAGAAGCAGAAATGGCCCCCATAGTAGCGGCGCTCTCACAGACCGGTAAATATAGCGGGCCAGAACAAGTTCTGGAAACCGCCTATAATTATGTAATTGCCGGAAACGCGACCTTTTCCAACCTCAGTAATGCGATGGTTGCAAAGTCGGTAGTTGATCAAAAGCAGGCCGTAGCTCAAAAAGCTAAAGCAGCCTCGCGCTCCATATCTGGCTCTGCAGGAAGCGGAACTCCCAGCGTACAAACAAAAGACATACGGGATAACCTGCGGCGCAGGATGACGGGCGATTAGCTCCAAACTGGCCGGGTTATCCATAAATTTTAAGGATAACAAATGGCTAATTTGGAAGAGGCAATTGTAGCAACCCTCTTTGATCAGTCGGATTCTATTGCGGATGAGGTGCTTCACCACAACCCGCTTCTCAAGAGTCTTGATGATCAGGGGCTAATTCGGAAGTTTTCTGGTGGATATGAGCTTCGTAAGCCCATCATGTACAATGATGCAGCTGTAGGCGGTTTCTACTCAGGATTCTCGTCATTCAACCTTGATGCAATTGATGATGCTACCGCATTTCGTTTTGCAATTAAGCAGTGCTATGAGCCAGTAGCAATTGCAGGGCGTGATCGCCGTGCAAACCGCGACCAGGCACAGCTGCTTGACCTTGCAGAAATGAAGATGAAGGCAGCAATCAGCAGGCTTAAGAATACCGTTTCTACCTCGCTTCGTGGCGATGGCACAGGCAGCGGTGGACTTGAGTTTGATGGTATCAAGAAGGCTGTTTCTACTTCGCCGACATCGGGTACCTATGGACAGATTGATCGCGCCACCAATACTTGGGCACGCAATCTTGCTGTCAATACGACCCTGACGGCAGCAAACGTACAGGAGACTATCACCGACACTTTGTCACAGGTTACACGTGGCGATGAGATGCCGGACCTTGGTCTTATGGATCGTACTGCTTGGAAGTTCCTGCACAGCTCCCTTACGGCAATTCAGCGTATTCAGCTTCCTGCAAAGAAGGCTGTAGCTGGTTTCCGTGCTCTGTCGTATGACGGTTGCGACTTTGTGTTTGACGGTGGATTTGGCTCAACAGTGCTTGAGACAAATTCTTGCCGACTTATGAACACCAAGTATTGGACGTTTGACATGGTTCGTGGAGCTGACTTCAAGCCCCTCGCTCCAGAGATGACTCGTCCGATTGACCAGGATGCTTTCTTTACGGTGATACTCGTAGAGGGCAATCTGTGTTGTTCTGCTCCCGCACTTCAGGCTGTTATTTACGCTTAATTGTTGGAGGATTGAATTATGTCATTGAATGGATCGCAGGGTGTAAATTCTACTCGCAGTTGGGATGGTACAACAATTCCGCTACCTGCAAAGGTGCTGGATATTGGGTCTGATAAGCGCGGTAAGTGGATGTTTGTTAAGGCAGCAGGCACTATCACGCAGTATCAGGCTGGCATTATTGATAAGGATGGCGGTTTTACTGCTGTCACTACAACTAATGCTTCAACGCCTCCCAAGGGTCTTGGAATCGCTCAAGTTGCTGCAGCTACTAACGAGTACCTTTGGGTATTCATTGGTGAAGGCGGCGGAACTGGTTCGGGTGTAAAGGTAAAGGTAGCAGCTTCGTATGTAGCTGGAACTAAACTTTACACTACGGCTACTGCTGGCGTGTTAGACGATAGCGTTACTGCTGGCGTGATCAGCGGTGTTGTCGGTCTAACCACGGATTCGGGATCTGGATCAAATGTTGAAGTACAGGCATTTGGTGCAATTTACTCCAATCTGTAATTGATAAGGGGCTGGCTAGTATAGCAGCCCCTACTTAGTAAGGAACAAAATGGCCAGTACGATTACTTTGATGGGTCTTGGGATGCCAGCCGAGCAAGCATCTGCTGTTGCAGATGGCGTGTTTACTGGCACTGTAACTCCAACCGGACAGGTTGTAGCTACTGCTGCCGGTGTCCGCACCAAGCAGGCTACTGATAACGTAACTGATGCACTGCCGACACAGGCAGAGATGGTTACTGCATTTGGAGCTGCTGCAACAACGGGATCGGGTTTCCTTGGTGTAATCAAGGATAACAATGCCGATACAAACTTCTTTATCTGCATGAGCAATGGTACTAGCTACTATGCTCTTAAGATGACTAAGGGCGCGTAACAATGGGGGGAGCAATCCCCCCAACTTTTTGAGGATGCTATGCCAGATTTTACTCCCTCTAATCCCACCGCAATGTTTAGTGCTAGGCGACTTGCTGCAGTCACGCCAAGCGATTCCACGGACCTTACAGGAGCACGGGCTATCTGGGTGGGTGCTGCTGGTAATTTGGTACTTAAGGGAGTTGACGATTCATCTGCTGTAACCCTGGTAGTCCCTGCGGGTGTTTTGATTCCAGTGTTTGTTGCTCGCGTTATGGCAGCCACTACAGCTACCAGCCTTGTTGCACTATATTAAAAGGTTTCTACAAATGCTCATTGGCATTGGCGGAACTGCAATAACAAAACCCGGTGGTGTAGCTGCGGCTTTTGACCCTAAAAGCATTAGCGGTCTTTTTGTATGGTTAAAAGGCGATGCAGGCGTAACAGCTGATGGAAGTAATTTTGTTAGCGCGTGGGCGGATCAAAGTGGTAGTGGAAATAACTTTACACAAGCTACCGGAGGCTTTAAGCCATTACTTACCGCAAATGCTCAAAACAGCAAGCCTGCTGTAGTTTTTGATGGAACAAGTGATTACATGCTAACGGGATCAATCACTTTTGGCGAGTGGTCCATGTTTGCTGTTTGTTCCAAAAATTGGGGAACAGCAACATATAGTGGTTTGTGGCGGCATGGATTTACTACCAATGCTGGCCGTGGCTTCTTTACTTCCGGTGTCACTAGCGGCGATTGGCAAGCCAGCGAGTTTATTGCCGTGGGCAATGGATATGCAGGTGGGCAAAAGCCTCTTATTGCCGGGCCGCATAGCAATCCGACTAACGGAAGTTATCAACTAATTTCGGCAGGTGTAGGGACAAGTTCTTTTTTACGCCGTAACGGATCATCCATTGCACGGTTTACTGCCAACCTTGCAGGAACATCTGCAAGTGATGTTTTTGCTATTGGTACGTTTGATGCAGGATATGCCGCATTTTTTTGGCCTGGCGGGATCGCAGAGTTGTTAGTTTACAACAGCGTGTTGTCTGCTGATAACATTTCTAAAGTTGAAGATTATCTGAAAGCAAAATGGGCAACGCCCTAAGTTTGGTGTCGGTGTGATGATTTAGCAAACGGTCCCCCTCATGGCAGTTAGTTGGCATTATGCCGACACCAAACTTGAGGTGGGACATTTATGAGGGAAACAAATGGCTACGATTGATTGGAACAGCATCATGGGTGTGGGCGCTCCTAAAAAGCGGTACTCAGGTGCAAACGTGAAATTCTTTAATGCTTATAACGAGAATAGAGAAAAAAGCGCGCAAGCTGGCCGTCCTATTTTTGATGAAATTCCCAGCATTTCTATTCAGTGGCCGGGTGGTGATGAGACGGTTAGGCGCATTGAGCCGCAGGACGTTGCGGAATATCCGGAGCTTTATGCAGGTTTCCAGGTAGGCAACACGCCTGTTGAAAGCGGGACTCCCCTATCTGAATGGCCGCTTATGAATGGTTCGGCTATGCGCGAGCTGCAGCATATTGGCTTCCGCACTGTTGAGCAGTTAGGAGAGGCATCCGATGAGGTAAAGCGTAAACTAGGGCCTTTGTCCAAGTTTGTAAAAATGGCGCATGACTGGCTAGCTGCTGCCAATTCGTCTCAGTTTGAGGTTACTAAACTAAAGCAGTTGTTAGATCGTGAGCAAACTCGCACAGCACGGTTGGAGTACCAATTGGAGCTTATGCTGCAGCGCATTGAGGGCCTGGAAGGAACGGATCTGCGACCTCAGAGAGCGCCAGTGCGCCATTTTGAGCCTGTAGAATTTGAGGCTGACAAAGGTGAGGAATCACTAGACAATGAACTAGCTGAAGCCCCTAAGCGACGAGGACGCCCAAGAAAAGTATGACGCTTTCAACCGTTGTAACAAATGTCGCTAATGAAGCTGGGTACTCGGTTGAGTCAACCATAATGACTTCAACCGAAACGACTACGAAACAGTTGCGTACAATTGCACAACGGATAAACAATGAGTTGATGGATATGTATCCCTGGCCCAAGTTGTATGCCAGCGGATCATTCACACTTGTTGCGGGACAAGCTACCTATCAGTTGCCAGCGGCGTTTAGCTATTACCATTACGAAACGTTTTGGAATAGCTCAACCCGCTGGCGCGTTCTTGGTCCAATGAGCGAACAGGAATACGCTGAAATTCGTGGCTACGGGTTAAACACTACAGTTTATCAGCGGTTTCAAATCAGGGGCGTTACCAATAGTGAATTGCTTATTAGCCCAACACCTTCAGCAGCTAATAATGGGCAGATAATTATCTTTGAATACATTGCTGACCGTGGAGTTCGTCCTGCAACGTGGGTGACTGCAACGTCATATGCCGCAGCTGCATACACTTTTTATAACGGCAATTATTACACAACCACAGCAGGCGGCATTAGTGGAGCTACTCCTCCTACGCATACAAGCGGTAGCGCCTCAGATGGCGGCGTTACTTGGACCTATTACGAAGGTTCCTACAAAGCGTTTATTGCGGATACTGACATATCCCTTTTTAACGAGAAAACACTTGAGATGGGCATGCTGGAGCGGTTTGCTGAAATACATGGGCTGGATAACATTCAGCCAAGGTATTTGGTGCAAGCCAATGAGGATTTTAGCAAGCAGAATCCAGGTAAAATAATTTACGCTGGCGGGCACACTAGGGCAGAACTATTTGCGCGTAGTGGAACTGCTGTATTTGGGACTTGGATCTAATGGCTTTACCTCCTCCTCAATCTGGAATGACGCCACAGCAGTATTACATGACACTGATCGGGCAAGGTGTCCGTAGTCAGGATGCGTATGCTGCCGTAGTACAAAACTTTGGACCTCCTAAAACTCCCGAAGAGCAAGCTAAGGAGCGAGCGGGGCAACAGCAAACTGCAGGCTTGATTGGGACGGCTGGAACTGTTGCGGGAATGGTTGGTGGGAGCTATTTAGGAGGACTTTTTGGAAGCGGAGCTGCTGCAGCCGGTGGAACTGCTGCTGGAGCCGCAGGAGCCGCAGGAGCAGCTGGAACTGCCGGAGCTGCTGGAGGTTCGGCGGCTGGTTTGGGTGCTGCTGGAGCTGGAGGTGCTGGTGTTGCTGGTGCTACTGGGACTGGTGCTGCTGGCGCTGGAGCAGGAACTACAGCTACAGGCGCAGGACTTGGAGCATTTGCCGCGCCATTAGGCATAGCTGCATTAGGAGCACTGACGCTAAGTAATGCTTATGAAACTGGTGGAAAAGATATTTTAAGAGGAAAAGGGACAAGAGAAGATTGGGCTAATCAAGGCGTAAACATGGTCACGGGATTTTTACCTAATACCGTTTTGCGTTTTATGGGCAAGCGCAGCATTGGGAAAATGATGTCCAGTGGCAAAGGGGGGGCTCAATTGGAGCGCGATCAAGTTCGCGCTGGCATGAAAGATGCGGGTATTCTTGACGATAAATATCTAGGTACGCTTGCTGATGGAAGCAAGTTTGATTTTGGCGTGGATGGCAAGCCCTTAAGCTGGAAAGAGTTTGATAAGCGCATAGTAGATACTCCTTCTTACAACGACACTGTTGCCCTAACCGATGCGATGGTAACGGGCATGGGATTAACCGGCCAAAATAAGTCAAATGTGAACCTACTGTTTTCTCGCGCAGCTCAAAGCAATGCGGGGGATGACTACGGAATTGCTAAAAATAACGTGCTTCACTTTGCCAATCAGTTAGGCATTACTTCGGATGTAATCAAGGCAAGCACACAAAAGCAATTTGATGAAAACAATATAAGCCAGGCACAGTACGACACCTACATGTCTCTGGCTAATCAGTTTCCCTCAGGACAATCAAACTCAGGACTAGAAAATGCTATCCCTGCTGCAAGTTCTGCTGCAGTTCCAATTCGTCCAGAAGAAGGTAACGCATTGCGTGTATCCCCTGGACTATACCGAATTGATACAGGTGAAATGATTAAAGCCAAAAGTTTACGGGATGCTTTGGATCAGGCGTATTTGCAACGTCCAGGCAAACCACTAGAGCCATCACAAGGTAAGTAATTTGTAACTGAAGGAATGATAGTATGAAGCCAATGCCACGATCAGCAATGCAGGTATCTCCCCAGCGGGCAGCTATAAGAGCCGAGCAGGGTAGCCAAGGTCTAAAAAAGTTTGACCAGGCTAACTATCAAAACCGGCAAGCAACAATGCAGCAGGCACAGCAGGGCATGGGGCAGCCATTCCGTGGGCAAACGCCAGAGGAAGTTACAAGACAGGGTATAAGAACATTTGAAGGCAATGCAGCATTGAAGCAGTACGATCAGGACATGTATAGACAAAAGCAAGATCCTTCTCAAAATGCAAGTCTTCAGTATCAAGCACAAAAAGCAGCTCAACAAATGTCATACGGCCAGGGGATGCCAGCAAATGTTGTTGGAGGTCTTGGATCGGGCATTGCTGCAGGTCTTGGTGGGCAAGCCTACGCTGGAGGCAATCCAAACTTTGATGAAAGGACCGGACAGTCAAACAACCTGATAAGGTATAACAATCCAAACTTCCCGCAAGGACCAGATAGGATGGGGATGCCCCAAGCCTATCCTGACCGCATAGCCGACCCTATGCGACCACAGGGAGATCGTGGACCACTAACACGGCTGTCTCCGGGTGTGTATCGCAACACGCAAGGACAACTAACAGGTCCGGGTGGAAGGGCTATGCCTAACCAGCCTAACCGCAATCCTGCACAGGGCTATGCAACGGATATGTATAACAACATGGTGCAGCAGCCTGGATATCCGAACGGCAAAGGACCTGCAAGGGATGTGTATTCCCCGATGGGATCGGGTGGGTATGATATAAATCAAGCGCAGAACCCAATATATGGGTCTTTTGGGTATAATTATAATTTGCCTCAAAACACCAATGTAATGCCGGGATATGCAGGGCCAAGACCAAGTTATTCCCCAGGGCAGTGGTTGAATAGGGGTAGGTAGGTTTAATGCCATTTCAAGGTTACACAATGCCGCCGCCATCATTGGGATTGGACTTAGTTAGTCCAATTGACAATATGGATCCGGCTTGTGCCTTGGAACTTACCAACATCTTTCCCGGTGCTGGAGCGCCAACAGTGCGCTTGGGATACGAGAAATTCGCTAACCTTGCAACCGCTAGTGGTGGCGTAGCTGGAGAAATCCAGTTTATGAAGGAGATGCCATTAGCTGATGGCACTTCTCAATTGATTGTTGGGCAAGCTACCCAACTATTTGCCATAGATGAAAGTGGCGTCATTACAAACATTAGTAAGGTTGGTGGGTACAGTTCCGGGTATTGGGATTACGAGCTGTTTGCTGACAGAATTTACCTGACCAATGGAATTGATACCCCGCAGGTTTATAGCGGTACAGGCATAGCTGCTAACATAACAGGAAGCGGAGTAGGGTTAGCATTAACGGATCTAATTAGCGTTTCGTCCTACCGGGAGCGATTATATTTCGTAGAACAGCAATCCATGAAAATGTGGTATGTGGATTCCCCGGTTGGGGAAACATTTACAACGGGAGCGCCGGTACTTAAGTCGCGTGATTTTACTCACGCCATGCGTAATGGTGGATCACTTTGTTTTACTGGTAGCTACACTAATCTAGCCAATGTCACTACTGATGATCTCCAATATGCAATAAGCACAGAGGGGGAAATTCTTTTGTATCAAGGCAAATCGCCTGATGATACCGAGTATAAACCAGTTGCTCATTTCTTTATTGGTAAACCGCTTGGGCGTAGTGCGTTCGTTAACGTTAACAATGATGTTTGGATTCTCACCGAGCAGGGTGTGGTGCCATTGTCTGCTTTGTTTCAGTTGGACCCAGAGCAAGCAGTTAACGTAGTATCCCAAAAAATTAACCCGCTTATCTCTGCATACGCTAAAATAACTCCTTTTAGTAACCTATGGACTGGATTTTACTGGCCTATCGGTAGGCGTGTGTATTTCACAGTACCAACGTCAGGGACAGGTTGCAGGTTTTTGGTGTACTCAATTGATTCCAAAGCGTGGACACTGTTTGCGCTTAACCAAGATACCGATTGCCAATCAAGCGATACGTTTAACACGCTTCCATTTTATGGCTCATCTACCGGCATTGTCTGGCAAGGTGAGACTGGTTATGCCGATGCCAAAACATCCACCTACACGGGAGGCGCGATCAGCTATGCTTTACGTAGTGCTTTTAGTTTCTATGGCAGCAGAGGCAATTTTAAACATTTTGTTGATATACGCCCACTACTTCAGGCCAAACGAGGTACGCAAGTTGCATTGGGACTAGACACTGATTTTAAGCGGCAATCAGTTATCACCACTAGCACTACATCTGGCGGTACTTTTACTGCTTGGGGTAGTCCGTGGGGCAGCGCGTGGTCTGCTGACGTTGAGTACATTTACGATAGGTACTCTGCTAAGGGGCAAGGGCATTGTGCAGCTATTCGGTTTGGTGGGACTTTGGAAAATTCCCCGTTACAAATTATTGGCTTTGAAATACGGTACGATCTAGGCGGGCAGGTATAACTTATGGCACCACAAGCAGGTCAAACGGCAATGAAGAACGATCCATCGGCTACATTGAAAGCTGATGCCTATACACGAGTTAGCCGAGGGCGCTGGAGAGATCCACAAGGTAACATTATCAAAAGCCATGGGAACCCTGCCACTCAAGGGGCTGGAGGCAATCGGGGGCGTGGTGGCAATTCGGGATCTGGTGGTGGCAATGCTGCAAGCCCGCGACGGGATTTGATTACTGAAGAACAATGGAGAAGGCAGACCGAGCAACGGCGCTTAGATGAAATGAGGATGGAAAGCATGTACGCCATGAACCGTGCAGGTGATCTAGCAGGTAAATTTAATCCGTATGATTTGTATGGCAAAGCCCCGGAGCAGGGATACGTGCAGGCACTAGAGCAGGCCCAAGCTAGTGTAATGGATCAATTTAACCGTCAGATGGATCCGCAGTTTGCACGGCAGAACCAAGATTTTCAGCAGCAGATGATGTCTCAAGGAATTGATCCAAACAGTGATGCATACAAACTGCAATATGAAGCTATGCAACGGTCACAAAACGATGCACGGTTGTCGGCGCAGTCCCAGGCATATCAGCTAGGCATGCAGTCACAGCAGCAAGGCTTTGGACAATATATGCAAGGCTTGCAGTATCCGTTGGCAGTTGCACAAACTATGCAGCCTGGTTGGCAGGTTCCGATGACATTTACACAGGACGCGCAACAGCGAGAAAAGGATCGGCAAGCACAGCTACAAATGCAACGCATGTCATCTGGTGCATCCGTACAAGCTGAACAAATACGAGCGCAGGCGCAGCGTGATGCTGCAAATGCAGCTTTGATGCAACAGTATGGAAACCCTCAACAGGGTACAAACTATGGCAACCAATTTGTTAATAGTTTGACTGGTGGTATTGGCGCTGGAATAACTAGCGGGTTAATGAGGTAAATATGGCTGATACCTTAACTCAAGCATTAACTGGATTGAATGTAGCGCCCGGTGAAACACCTTGGGGCATTGGTGCAATGGGCTTGGCGCAAAGCAGCCCGTTGCTGATGAACCCTTATAGCAGCTGGCAGCAAAACCTAGCCATTGGGTTAGGTGCTAACTTAGTTGCTGGATTGCTTGGGTATCAGGCTAAGCAGTCAGCAATGGAGAAAAACCTTGCTCTGCAGCCTTACATTACCCAGGCGCTTAAAGCCCCAAACATGGAATCCTTGGATACTATCCTCGCTCAAGAAGATGCAGCGCCGCTTCGTCAGATTGGGGCACAGTTGAAAATGAACATTTTGCAGAACCAGGCAGCTGCTACTGACCGTCAACAAAGTTTGCGGGATGCTTTGTTGGTTGCGGGAATGAAGGAAGGTTATATACCTAAGAGTTTGCAGGGCGAGTATGGCGCCATGATGGGTGGGGTTGATAGTGGGGGATTAACACCAAGGCAACAGCAGGAATTGGATCTGTATGAAAGGCAGCAAAAGATTAAAGAAGAGATTGACGCGCCTGGAAGAAACGCAGCAATAAAATCGCAGCAAGACAAAACAGCCCTTGATTTTGCAGACAAATTTACTCAAAAACAAGTTGTTAAGGATTACGATAAACTTAGCCGTTTTAACGCAACCATTCAGGCTTTAGCTGCCAATCCTACTCGCGCCAACATTGATGCGATGATTACTTTTTCTAAGAAAGCCTCTGATCCTGACAGTGCGGTTACGTTAGGTGAGTATACTCAAACC